ATTGACTGTGCAGGAAGTGTGAATGTTCCGATTATCGCATGTGGTGGTATTCGAAATAGTGGAGACATTGCGAAGGCACTAGGAGTTGGAGCAAATTCTGTTATCCTCGGGTCACTTATTGCAGGAACGAAGGAAGCTCCAGGCCCAATGATTGAGAAGGCAAATGGATTATATAAGCGGTATCGTGGTGCAGCATCGCTGGAAACTAAGAGTATCCACGGTCAAGCAACACGGAATGTTGAAGGTGAATCAACTATCGTACCATTTAAGGGTAAAGTGAAGTTTGTGGTGGATGGACTTCTTGATGGATTACGTTCTGCACTATCCTACGCCGGTGCAAACAATCTTCGGGAGTATTTCCCAGAATATGTGGTGGTGACTAATGCAGGTGTTCGCGAGGCACAACCGCATTTACTCTAAACGGAGGAAAGTATGAGACAAATTATTGCGTTATTTCTAGTAGTAATACTAGTAGCAAATAGTAAGTTAAAGACACATATACCAAATAGAGTAATCTTGTCCGAACCAACACCAGTAGAACAATTCATGGATAAGATTGCAGAAATAGAAACCCCAGGCGGTGGATATCGGACTGTTAATAAATATGGAATGATGGGACGATACCAATTCAGTCCTTCCACTGTCAGAGTATTGGGCTATAAAATCACTAAATCAGAATTTTTACGAAATCCAGAAATACAAGATAGTGTGATGGTTACGTATATGCGTGAAAACGAGAAACTTTTACAACATCTCATTCGTCGGTATGATGGTAAAGTTGTAAAAGGCGTAAAAATTAGTCGTGCATCTATTTTAGCAGGTGCCCATTTTGCAGGGTCGAATGGTGTGACACAGTTTTTAGTCAACGAAAGTCACACAGGTACCGTAGATGCATTTGGTACATCAATAAAGAAGTATATGTCATATTTTAGTAATTTTCATTTACCACCTCTAAACTCATAAAATGTTAATATTCACAATTATATTATTGGTTATTGTATGTGTACTGTCTTATACCACATACAATTTATTAAGAAAAAATGAAGAGTTAGAAGATGTCATCAATCAGTTTTATGGTCGAACAAATGCGACCGTAAGACTGATGAGGCATTTGGATAATCGTCAAATCTTTGAACAAGATGACGAAGTAGGATCTGTTTTTAAACAATTGGTAGAATGCACAGATTTACTTTATGCATTCGTTACGGAGATACGTAATGGCGACAACAACCCCGACGAGGAAGAAGAACGATAAGGTCTATTTCACCGAAGAAACTGAAAAGGCGATAATCGCATACAATAAATCTGACGATTTAGATGTAAGAGAACAAATATTTAGAAGTGAAATTCAAGGACCGCTTGATAAGCTAGCAGAAAATGTTATCAATCGGTTCAAATTTCCATATATGGAGGGTACCTTCGACGAAATCAAAACGCAGGTAGTCTCCTTTCTGGTTATCAATTTACATAAATTTACTGAAGATAAGGGTAAGGCGTTTTCATACTTTAGTGTAATTGCTAAGAACTACTTGATTTTACACAATAACAACTCCTATAAGGAAGAAAAGCGAGTACTGTACTTCTCGGACCAAACCGAAGATTCCTTCACATTAGAAGAAATGCTTATAGTAGAACCAGAGACACGGGATTCTACGGTGGACATGAAAGAATTCTTAAAATTGTTGGTAGAATACTGGGAATTTAATCTTGACAAGTTCTTTAAAAAAAAGAGAGACAAGGAAATTGCAGCAGCTATAGTTAAATTGATTGAACGAATTGACAATATTGATAATTTCAATAAAAAAGCCCTTTACCTTATGGTACGGGAAATGACCAACTACAAGACGGCTCATATTACAAAGGTCATCAACAAGATGCGTCCCCAAATACTGAAGATGCTTGGGGAATTTAGACGTAATGGACATTTATCAGACCCATCCCATTATTTCTCGTATAAAAAGTAAATCCTATCTATTTATAATATAGGATTTTAAGGAGTCTTTATGGATATTAATTCCGAACTGTATGATGGAAAGAGTCTAGCCGACATCTTTACGGAAATACACAAAAATACTGACAGTAAACGGGCTCAAATCAACTCGTTTATTATGAAAATGGTCCAACTCATCCGTACTCCAGAAGATGCGGCTGTGATTGGACCAATTGTGCAGGGATTCTTAGAAGTAAACGTCAAAAATGACGAACATTTGGTTCGTGTTGCACAAATTGCACAACGGATTGTATCGGTGAGCGTCAAATCAAATACGTCCATAGATGGGTTACTATCCGAATCGGAAAAAGAAGCATTATTGAAGGATATAACCACAGAAATCCAAGACCTCCAAGAAGATGTGAAAGACTTGGATGATGTTTTCTCTGAGAAGGCTTAATGTCGGGACTATATGGTGTAGTACCGATTGGATTGAATGTAAACCAGCTAGGTGCTGCTGCTAATCCACGACTATCGATAACACAACCTTCACCATATGTTAGTGCGCTTGTAGAGGATGTTATTGTAAACGAAGAACATCCAAATTACAATGACGAAGGGAGTAATTGTGGAGATATACGAGTTAGAGTTTTACCAAGAGACAGAAATGTAGTAGTTGAACAACTAAACTGGGCATCTCCAATTGATTCTAGTATTGAAGATTATCCACTAAAACATGAAACGGTAATAGTATATTCTGCGTTAGGACGATTATTCTACACCAGAAGAATTAATTCTACGAAAAAAGTAGGAGATTCCACTTGGCCTGGGTTAAGTTCTGTAATGGGGCCTCGAATTTCTGGAAAGCAGCAAAGTGAAGAAATGTTGTTAGCCGCAGAAGGTATAACCCCATATGAATTAAACAATGTAACTGGTAATCAAATAGTAACAAATATACCTAAACAAAATCCAAATGCTATAAGACTTCGTGCGTGTGAGGGAGATACCATAATATATGGTAGATATGGAAATACTATTCGTATGGGGTCAAACCTATTTACAGAAAATGAAGAAGAAAGTCAGTACCCAGAACCAAACATAATATTAACAGCCGGGGCCCATACACCAGCCGAAGTGTCCACCGAGCCACCGACTATCTATTCGACAATGTATGAAAACATTAATGCGGATAATAGTTGTATATGGATGGTGGCTAACCAAAATGTTAAGTTTGTACCAGCTACCGCAGGTAGTCCGTCGCATTTGGTGTCATCACCAACTGTAGAAAATATTGAATATACTGGAGCACAAATATTTATTAACTCTGATAGAGTAGTATTGAATAGTAAAGTCAATGAAATTGCTCTATTTTCTAGACAAGAAATCAACTTAAGTTCAATAAAATCAATAACATTGGACACCGAGAATTCCGTTACGATGACGGCAAATAATGCAATTACATTAGATGCTGCTGGGGATATTTTCATGCGTGGTGATACAATATCATTTAAAGCTAACAAAGATTTAGCGTACAAGACCTCAGGAAGCTACTCAATTATCGGACAAAAGATATTTATAGGTTCGCATGGTGACACAACACAACCAATGGTTTTGGGAACAAGATTGGCAGTATTCTTACAACAGTTAGTATCTACATTAAATGTAAATCTACAAACAGCGTTTACACCTTCTCCCGCAGGAGCGGTGTCGTTGGCAAATTTAACAACAGGTCTGACAGATTTACAAGTATCTTTAACAAATCCATTGACAGCTCCATTCAACAGTATAGACAACTTTACATCACTGAATAATACAGTATGACGAATATACCTCCAAATCTATTAAGTTCCGCAAACCAAGTTAGTCAAATTACAGGACAAGCTCAGTCTGTTATTTCGCAGGTACAGAGTATATCAGCTGGAGCACAAGCTAGATTATCACTGATAGAAAATGCAATTCCGGATAGTTTATTTACACTCCCTACGGGTTCAGTAAATATTCCAGATACACCGACGTTAGAGGAGATAGAATTAAAAGTTACAAATACGGTTGATTCTTTTGCGGAACGTATAGCCGAAGGAATTCCAGAAATACCGAACATAACATTTAGTGGATTACTTGGTACGGCATTAAATCAACTTCCACAAAAAATAGAATTACCTAATTTAGCAGAAATAAAAGAAGTCGTTTATAATAAGTTAAAAGCGTTACGACAAAAAAGACGAGCAGCAGCTGTTCAATCACAAATAGACATAGCAAGATTAGAACAAACACCGTTCACAGCAAGACAAAATGCAAAAAATGCTAAGAATCAACAGATACTTAACCAAGTAAGAGGATTGTATGGATAAAACATTATTGAAAGCTTATATTCGCACGATTGTGGAAGAAGAAGTTAAAAGACTTCTTCCAGAAATGTTAGCAGAAGCTGTGGCTGAAGTTAAGTCACTACAAGAAACTGCACAAAAACCAGCAACTTCTACCAAACCAAAGTTTTCAAGAGCCCAATTAGCTGAAATGATGGGATTGGAACGTCATGGTGATACCATAGTTGCTACTACTAAGAACATGGGGCCGGTGATGCCAAAAATTCCAGCAGGATATACCGAAGATAATCCTGCGGTTCAAGCTATCAATAAAGACTATTCTAAAATTATGAAAGCAATGAAGTTGGTCTAATTGGAGATTTAAATGGCTCAAAAGTATATTGGTGTCACCCTTCCACTTCAATTAGGCAATACGGGATATTTTGCTCAATCAATTTCTACATTTGAGCAAATTAAATCAAATTTTAAAAATTTGATGATGACCCGTAAAGGGGAAAGACTGATGCAACCAGAATTCGGAATAGATCTTCATAATATCGTGTTCAATCAAATAACTGAGGAAACACTGGATAATATGAAATTATCAGTATCGGCAGCGGTTGAACGATGGATGCCATTTTTAGAAGTTGTGAAAATAATAGCAAATTCCCCAACGGACAGTGATTATAATAAAGTTCTTTTAAAAGTAGATTATAGGTTTCGAAGTAATCCTAATATAACAGATTCTATAACGGTTCCTGTATAATAACTTGGAGTAATTAATGGCAACGAACCAACGATTGGTAATACAACCACGACCAAATGTTAAGCAGATAAATTATTCGGCTAAAACATTTGGTGACTTTAGACAAAATTTTATAGATTTTGCTAAAGCATATTTTCCTAATACATACTCCGACTTCAATGAGGCATCTCCTGGTATGATGTTTATTGAAATGGCATCATATCTTGGAGATGTGTTGTCGTTTTATATTGATAATTCGTTTAAAGAAAATCTGTTAGCATATACCGAACAAGAACAAAATATTATAACTATATCTCAATTTTTAGGATATAAGCCAAAGTTAATATCGCCAGCTACCGTATCGGCTAAGTTATACCAAATAGCACCAGCTGTCCTAAACGGTTCACAATATATACCTGACCCCTTATATCTCTTAAAAATAGGACGAGGATCTACATTCTCAACAAATTCCAGAGTCTCTGTGACATTTAGACTGTTGGATGATGTAGATTTTTCAGATATCACAGAAGCAAATTATGCAGTCAATCGGTCTGATGGAGTTAATCCTATAGACTTTTTAATTACGAAGGATGTCACACTAATAGCAGCAGAAGAAAAGACTACCACATTTACATTTGGGTCGGCCGAAAAGTTTTCTACTGTTACTTTGCCCGATGAAAGTATTATCGGAGTAGAAAGCATAACCGATTCTAGTGGAAACACTTGGTACGAAGTTGATTATCTTGCACAAGATGTTATTATGGATGATGTGCAAATTACACCAAATAATGAATCTGGTGTGGTTCCTCCTGCGGGACTAAGACTTAGAAAAGTTCCAAGGAGATTTATTACTAGAATTACTAGAGATTTGAGAACACAATTAGTATTTGGATCGGGGTTGGGTGACGATAATGTGGATATTACCTTGGATTCTAGACAGATAGCAAACGCCCAATATGGTACAAATATTAAAAACATTTTAGGGAATGTAGCGATTAATAATGTTAACTTCCTAAACAGTAATGCGTTCGGAGTAGCTCCCGCAAACACCACATTAACTGTAAACTATTTAATTGGTGGTGGAGTGAATACAAACACCCCATCAAATACTTTAGTTAATATTTCTAATTTGATTATCAAAAATGACACTACATCATATACTAGTGGACAATCTACGACATATGCAGCAGCATTACGTTCACTTACAATCAATAACACAGAACCAGCTGCAGGTGGTGGTGACGGAGAAACTACGGAAGAAATCAAACAAAATGCGTTAGGTTATTTCAACGCACAGAATCGTGTAGTAACAGCCGAAGATTACACAATTCGTTCATACTCGTTACCAAGTAAGTATGGTACGGTAGCAAAGGTATTTGCTTTACGAGATGAAC